CCGGTGTCGCTGGTCTAGTTCTGCCGGAACGCGTGATTGAGTCTTCCAAGCACTTCATCGAGCGCAACGACCCGGTCGTGACCTGCCTGGAGGAGGCCTTCGAGGTCGGTGACGGGCTCACGTGCGGAGGACAGGCCGCGTACGACGCCTACATGCAGTGGTTTGCCCGTTCTGGGGCCGATGGAGAGGCTGTTTCGCTCGTTCGGTTCACCCAGGCGCTGGAGAAGCGCGGTTTCACCCGCTATCGGGCGAACCGGTCGCGCGGATGGAAGGGATTGGCGCCTCTGGGGGCCATGCGGCTCGCCGAGAAGGGGATTGGCGACGATGACGACGAGGAATAGCGCGTTGAAGCTCGCCGCTGGCGCGGCTCGCCCCGTCTGCCCGTCCTGTCACAAGCGTATCGTCCATCGTGAGGGCCTGGACTGGTGCGCAGACCGCCAGATGTCCGAGAAGACCCTCCAGGACCGGGTCATCGGGCGCGCCAAGCGTCGGGGCTGGAAGACCGCCCATGCTGGCCGGGGCTGGGTTGGCGGTTCAGAGGAGGAGGGCGGCCAGTGGGTCACCCCGATGTCGAAGGGCTGGCCCGACCTGACCCTGGCGAAGGCCGGGAACCAACTCATCTTCATGGAGCTGAAGAAGGAGGAGGGAGTCGTGGAGCCCGAACAGCTCGAATGGCTCCAGCTTCTGAACCTCTGCGGCGCCCGTGCTATCGTTATCAGGCCCTCCGACCTCCGTCTGGGCCGTGTAAACGCCGTTCTGTCACAAGGAAGTCCACTCTGATGCCTCCCCATCTCTTCGAGAACCTGTACGACATCGGCATCTGGGTCGTGAGCATCTGGGTCGTCATGACCCTGTGGAACCACCACCACGAGAAGCACTGATGGGGGCACCCTGCACCGTCTGCAAGAACCCCGGCGTCCGTAAGGTCGTAGACGGCTACTACGGCGAGGGTATGACGGGCGCCGGTATCAGCCGGGCGCTCGCCGGCCTGGGCCTGAAGGTGTCGCCCGAGGTCGTCAACGGACACGGCAAGCACTACGCACCGCCGCCGGAGCGGCTGAAGGGCACGCCCAAGAAGGACTTCGCTATCGTCGTCCGGGACAAGGCCTACGACCAGCTCGAAGCTGGCGACCTGGACCTGGCCGACAAGGACCAGGTCGCGGGCATCAACGCCGGTCTGAAGGCGCAGGCCCTCATCGACAAGCGCGAGGCCATCAAGGCCAAGGTCGGAACCGCCGAGTTGGCGTGGGCGCTGCTGGGGATGCTGACCAGTCCGCCCGAGCTGCCGCAGCTCGAAGACGGCCTGACGGTCGAGGGCACGTTCCAGGAGGTCGAGCCGGATGGCGAGGTTGACTGACGCACTCATCGACCTGGAGCTGCGCCGGCGCGGCCTCACCGATGAGGAGCGCGAGGCTGCCTACAGGCTCCGGGACTTCAGCCGCCACCAGCTCGGGCTCGACCTGCACGTCGGCCAGCTCGCGTTCGCGGGCCGCGTTCTCATGCGCCACCGGGCCAACGCGTCCCAGGCGATGTACCTCACGCTCATGCTGGCCTCGGGCAACCGGGCCGGCAAGACGCTGCTCATGGCCGTCATCATCATCTACTCGTGCCTCCTGAAGCTGAACAAGGCGCAGCCGGCCCCGGGTGACGACAAGGGCGCGGTGCTCTGGCTCCGGTCGGAGTACCACTGGTTCCACTTCGGCATCCAGCAGGAAGTTGCCGACCTGGTCTACAACGACATCATCCGGCTCCTGACCGGGACCCATGAGGGGCAGCCAGATGGGTGCCCACTTGTGACTCGTTTGGGTGCCATCGCCGACTGGGACGTCAAGGAGTACGGTGACTACCGCTGGGTCCGCTTCCGTGCAGAGGTCGGCGGCGCGCAGGTCCACTTCAGGACGACGGGCGAGAAGGCCCTCGGCTCCCTGGGCAAAGACATGCACGGCATCAGCTTCGACGAGGCCGGCCTGGAGCGGAACCTGGAGTTCCTGGTCAAGGAGGTCTTCGGCTTCCGGCGCCTGGGCACCGGCGGCCAGCTCATCATGTTCAGCACCCCGTCCGAGGACCTTGGGTTCTCGTTCCCCGACCAGTGGGAGAACGGCAACCCGCTGAACCCGTACCGCCTGCCGTCGTGGTACTCGATGCGGATGAGCACCCGCGACAACATCGGGTACGGTCTGACCCAGGAGATGTTCGACCGGCTGGTGGCTGACATGGACCAGCGCACCATCGACCAGAACGTCGAGGGCATCTTCCTCCAGGCCAAGGCCGCCTACTTCAACGGCGGCAACGTCGAGCGCGTCTTCCGCAACAAGCTGCCTGAGTTCATGGCGGCCCGCAAGCTGACCATCTACCTTCAGGGCGTTGACCCGGCCAAGAGTCAGGACAGCGCGTGGTCCATCGTGCTCGCCGTCCACCCTGACCCGAAGGAGGGCTGGGACAAGCCGCATCTCATCGGCGTCCGGGCTACTCAGAAGCGCGGGCAGAAGAGCACAGCGTCGATGGTAGACATGGTGGCGGATGCCTTCAACAGCTACGAGGTACCGCGACTCGCGTCCCGGTGCTACACTGCGACTGACGCAACCGGCTTCGGTGGTAAGATGTTCCGCGAAGCCCTCGACGAAGAGGTCCCCTCGCTCTACAACGTGGAGTTCGGCGGGACCTCACAGAAGAAGAAGAAGCTCCTTGGTGACCTTCGCACACTCATTGACTCGGGTAGGCTACACTTGCCCCGTCATGGCATCTGGAAGAACGTGAGGAAGCAGTTGCTCGGCTACAAGCTGGAGGACAGAGGTATCGAGCAAGACGCCGTCATGGCGTTGGTTTGTGCCGTCTACCTCCTGCGGCGTGCGCCGGCCGACGGCATGGGCGCCGTCCCCTTCGACCTCACTGGTGCTGACTGATGGCCTACGAAGAGGGTCGCGGCTTCGTTGACACGACCCTGGACCGCGCGTCCAAGCTCACCAGCATGTCCCCCGAGGACGCCCGCATCATCCGAGGCCTGGCCCGGCGGGTCGCCTCAGTCAAGGAAGAGCACCAGTTCTTCGTCACGTGGTGCGACCGCGCCGATGCCCTGTACTTCCCGACCACGTTCACCGAGGGCGGGTCCGACATCTGGCCGAACGACAAGACCGCGAAGGTCAAGGGTCGCTCCCATATCAGCGCCAACTCGAACCCGGTGTACGTGGACATCCCGTCCGCCCTCCAGGCTGAGCCGCCCATCGAGAACATGCTCGCGACCGACAACACCCAGGAGGGCCGCGACGCTGCCGCGCACCTGGAGCGCCTGTATACCTCCTGGAAGCAGGAGTTCGGCTTCGAGCTGAAGTTCCACAAGGCCACGACCACCAAGAGCCTGTACGGCCGCACCGCCGGGCGCATCCTCCTCAACGAGGACGGTCACCCCGAGCCGTCGGTCATCGAGCAGCCTCGGAACCTGTGGTTCGGCTGGAAGACGTCCGACTACCAGCAGCTCGACTGGGCCGCCTACGTTCTGAAGTACGAGCCCAACGCCCTGGCCGAGGAGTTCGGCATAGACGTCATGGCCTTCTCGAACGACGACGGCTCCCAGATGCCGGTCGTCATCAGCACGCAGCAGCTCGGCGACCTGGGCGTGGCCGCGCAGGACCCCCGCCCGTGGCTGGAGTTCGGCAAGAGCCGCATCGAGGTCTGGGACTACTGGTACCGGAAGGTTGTCGATGGCGAGGCCATCACCTGCAACGTGGTCATCGCGGGCAACGCGGTCATCCAGGGGCCGGATGAGTACAAGGAGTACGACGGCGAGCTGCCCTACGTCCCACTCTTCAACACCTTCGTTCCTGGGGTCCCGATGGGGCGCCCCGAGCTGTGGGACATCGAACCCCTCGTCCGCGAGGAGAACGAGCTTCTGACGGCCGGGAGCCAGATGATAAAGAACGGTGTCGCCGGCGACTTCTGGCAGCTCGTCGGCCCTGACGCCCCGACGCGCGTTCCCGCCGGGCTGAAGCCCAAGCGGAACGAGCTGGTCGGCCCTGGCCCGGGCAACCGCATCGAGACCATCACCCCCTTCATCGCCCAGTTCCAGCTCGAACAGTTCTTCGGGCGTATCGACCGGACGAAGGCTGCCATCTCAGGCCTGAACGACCTTCTGCTGGGCCTCGCGCCGGCGCAGGTCCTGTCCAGCTCGAAGGCCATCAACGCGCTCATCTCGAACTACGTCACCCGCCTGTCCATGCGGCGCAAGCTGCTGTACGAGTGGCGCCGCGCCATGTGGAAGCGTGCGCTCGCCATCTGGGCGAAGACGGACCCGAAGGTCCAGTCCATCCTTGACGCCGGTGCCGGGTTCCTGGAGATTATCGACCCCTCCCTCAACCCACGCGACGAGATGGAGACCGCCACCCGCGCCCTCAACCTGATGAATGGTAAGGCCTGGAGCCAGCGCCGCACCATGGACGCGGTCGGCGTGGACGACCCCGAGACCGAGCAGGACCTCATCCGCGAGGAGCGGACCG